TTGAGTTCAAGCTCAATGAGTGCATTGGCGGCTTGTACGATGAATTCAAGTTTCTGCCAGTCAGCGGCAGACATCTCCCCGTTGAACAACTCATAGAGGTCCCAGGTGCAGACGACATCGTAAGCATTATACCTGTACAGTACATCTCTTGGGATATTTGCGTAGTTCCCACCGCGCGGTACATAGTCCCGAATGTCAGCTTCGTATTCTGGCGCACCAAGACGTTCAATAGAAAGTTGCTTTAGACCGTGATGTCCAGGACGTTCATCAAGACAGTTGGAGGCAAGCATGGTGTCAAACCAGAGCGTTTGTCGACCACAAACATTTCGAAGTCCCGCAAGGTCAAACTTGCCGTTGTGAGCGATGATTTTAGCCGACGATAGGAGGTCCCTGAGTCCAGCTCGAACTCCATCGTCTTGTAGTGCAGTCTCCCCGATGACCACAGCCTTTCCTTTTGCAAATGCGATTCCCACGCAGAGCAAATCGTATTCACTGGGGTGGTCGAAGGAATTGTCTTTTTCAACACCTGTCTCAATGTCAATGACGACACGATCGAATCGAGTGCGTAGTTCCTGCAACGCTCGTGTGGCAAGAACAGGATCGTCAAAGACTCGGTAGTCCGGTTCAGTCCAATCACTATTGATCTTCCCTCGGATCTTACCGAAGTCGAAAACGATGTCGGGGAAAGAGTCAGGCGATCGAAGCGCATACGCAGTGTGCCAAGTAGCAATAACTCCGATGTTCGGATCATGCTTGTATGGCTTTGGTGGACCTACTCGAATCTTACGCATTGAGCCACGATCAACGATCGTCTCACCCATTGCGATCTTCCCCAACGCAACAATCGTGTGTACGTCGGACTCTGCAATTTCGGCAATCAATCGCGGCCGACATGCTTCCAGCGCTGCCTTTGGTGGATCGCTGTCCTGACCTTCTGGCTTGCACAGAACTGTGTTCGTCAGCATCACCTCGGATCGAGAGATCCCATGGTGCTGCAAGATCTGATCTGTCAGTTCGCCAGAAGGCCCGGTAAAAGGGATGCCCTTTCGTGCCTCATGTACACCAGGTGCCGCACCAACAATAGCGATGTGTCCTGATGGTACTGGGTTGTACGTTGGTACAAAGTTCTTATCGTTCGCAAAAGGACAAGTCTCGCAGAGCGCTTTTGGATGCTTACGCTTTGCCAAAACTTCATCGGTCGGAATCAACTCAGACATAAACCCCTCGCACTGTTGTGGTGTGCAAAACCAAAGGTCGTACGGGTTTTATGAGTTTAATTTTCTGGGTTTTTGATGTTTTGCCCATTCGCGAATTTCTGCACGTTCGGCTTTTGTTGGTGTGCGTCCGCCAGTCTTACGATAGCGTCGGGCCAGCCGCCAGTCTTGAATTCTTTGTCGTAGTTTTTCAAGCATCAGTTCTCGTCGTTCTTATATGCGCTGATCCACCAGCCGGACTGGTAGACGGCAATCACGTCACCTGCCTTATCATACAAGAACAGATGGTTTTGCTTTACATCAATACGGATCGCCGCCTTGTAGGAGAACTCCACAACTCCACCCGTAACCAGCATTTTCACGGTATAGCCCATTACAATCCTAAGTAAGTTCGGGTTGCTTCTTCGCATTTTTCTGAGCAGAACGTACCATTGCTGTTGTCTTCGCCGATCACGTATGGCTGACCGCAGTCCAAGCACTTGGTCCAAGGAACTTTGTTCGTGTAGACGTCAGCGTTGATGAGATCAAATGCGATATGAACTGGGTGGGTCTTGCGGGTAATGTGTTCCTGGTAGGTTATAGGGAACTTGTCCTTGAGGCGGTTGATATAGAGTTGTGGGTTGTGGAGTGACACGAGGCTTCCTTATAGCTTGGTAAATTTCAATGCCAATCCAGATCGGCAGATACGCGCCGCAGGTGAACAAGGTGAGTACCATGTTCGCGGCCCGCAGTTGGTTTGAACTACTGGTAATGCTGTCCATCGTGAGTTCCTTCAAATATGGCACCCATCGTCGCACTCCTTATGGTGTCGGGTGAATGCTTTTGCGAATCTTTCAATAGTTGGTGGCTCGCCGTGCTCTCCACGGACGTCCTCGAACATGCCGCATGGATAGCACAGTCGAATGACATGCTTGAACTGTCCAAGCATAAGCGTGTTTCGAATGTTTAGCTCTTCGAAGTTTGGGTGTTCCTTAAAATACTGATCCATGGTTGTCATGACGAACTCCGTCAGTTGATCTTGCGACTCTAAAGACCTTGGTCCCACAGTGCGGCTGTCTCAGTGGCGAGCTTGCGTGTCCGTTCAATGGCCTTGCGCAAGGCTGAGACGGTCACACCGATTTTTTCAGCCGCCTCACGTACACCGTGACCTCGGACCCGCCAGAAATCCCACTCGGCCATCAAATCCTCACGTTTCCAAGTTGATCTTGGAAAATTGTTGAGGCTATGATGGTTGTGGTGATAATCGTAGCAGGCGCTACATAGACCACGAGAACCTATTTTTTCAACGTGTTTGCAATCTTTACACTCGCCGTGCTTTGGCATGTTTTCTCCGATACTCAGCCCGCTGACGTTGCCGCTGTGGGACCCGAGCGTAGCGAGCGAAACGCTTGCGCCACTCGCGTCGGAATCCGTCATCCACCACAATGAGTTCTTCGATCATTGTATGAACTTCAGGGCAGTCTGGACAAGTAGGGTCTTTGCAAAGTTCGTTAACATATCCGTACCAATGATAGATAGCTGAGGCACGGCCGCCCATAACAATGCAATTGTTTTTTGGTAATACAGTGGATACAAATTTATGTTTTGATATACGTTTCATGTTAGTCCTTGTGCAGGTGACCCTCTGGGCACCAATGGCCGATCTCGGGATGCATAGCCAGCAGAACATCTTCTTTGTATTGCCTATTCGCGTGCACTTTGATTGCGTTGTAGAGATTCTTATGATAGTGCGCATCGGCAAGCGCGTTGTGATTGCCCTCAGGCACGTTGATTTTTGGGTTGTTGTAAATCTGGAACAGTGTCCTAATTTCGTTGGTGTACATGGGGATGAATGCGGGAAGATTCGACATAGGTCCCCATAGCTGTGCCAATGCTACGTGATCGTAGGCGGAGAACCAACTCCACAACTCTAGTTCGCCTTTGACTTCGAAGGCTTCGAGTAGGAACGTTTCTACTTCGCTTTTGATAACGTGATGTGGCTTGACGTCAGGGTTCTCATGATCTAGTGAAACACCGTACTTAGTTTTTGGCAGGTGGTTGACGACGTTTTCGACAAGCCAGTCATGCTGAAGGATTCGAACCCAAGGCATTTGCGCGTTGATGGCGTAGTATTCGGCACCATCTTCACGAACCATACCGATGGAAATCAGATCGATCAGCCGACCATCGTCAAGAAACTCAGTGTCGTACCAAACTTTCACTGCAAATACCTACCACATCCGGGATCAGTGCACTGGATTCGGCCGCCCGGCTTATCGGTCCAGTTGTGTTTGCCCATTTTACAGCGCCACGTTTGCCACCACTTAAGGAAGTTCATTTCCACACTTTCTGCAGATTGCGTCTTCGCGCCAGCCACATATTGCACATTCTTTGATGCCATCTGCTCGACGTTGCCAAGTATGTCGGTTGAAGATAAGGCATTTTATGATATACCAGATGAACACGAAGATCACGGGTTCATACTCCGGAAGATGGAAAGCAGCTTCTCATAGAGCACGTCCCAATGCATGTCCTGCATTTCAGGTGCGCCGTAAGTGAGAGATTCGCGGGTTGAGTCGAGAGTTTTCTTCAGTGCGATTTTGAACTCTTCTTCGTTGAGCATTGTACCTTCCCCAACCTTCGGTGCTCCAATAATGATTCCAGACTTCAAGTGTACAAATGGTAGTTACTCTACCATCATACCAATACTCAAACTGGAACTTTGCTGGGTTGTATTGCCAACCATTCATTGGGTATCTGACTTAAAACCTTGCGGCATTCGCATAACTTTGTTTGCGGCATACAACAGAGCGAAGATGTTGGCAAGATCGGCAAACAACGTTTCGTCATCTGCATATCCGGCCAAAAACTGCTGCGCCACGTGCATACGGCTGATACGAAGCTCATCGAACTCATTCAACAGATTTACGAGTAGCTGAGGGTCCACATTGACACCAAGTTTGAGTAGGCGCGCTGAAAGATGTTTGGACGGTGGTGCCGACCACGGTGCAGGTAGCGGCCCCACAGGTTGCTGGACAGAATGACACGCTTTTCGTTAACGTAGTCGGCAATCTGCTGAAGTGTGAGATCGTCCCGAGTGAGGGTTGAGTCTCGCCAAGTTTGCCCGACTGTGTCTCCGTAGCCGTGTGCACTCATAAGGTGTTACTCCTTTATCATCCTTACATCACCGAAGGTCCGTCCTTCAGTGGTCAAGATGTCGACGGTTACCCACAAAGCGAATGGGTATTCTTGGTACGCCGCCGCAATCTTTTCCGCAAAAAACTTCGCTAGGCAGTGCTCAGGCACATCCTTGTATCTGGTCAGATTGGAGATATATTCGATGAGTTCGTCGGGGGCAGGCTCTCCGCCTGCCTCCCCATGAATTTTAGCTTGTACGACATAGTTGTCGTGCCGGACATTCGCTCCCCAGTATGGCATTTCAACTACCTACCGTGGCTCGGTAGCGCTTTTGGCCACCAACGTCTAGTGCGTACACCATGTTGCGTTGCATCATTGTGCCGAAAATAATGTCGGCACGGCGCACATCGAGCATGAACAGAGTCATAAGCTCTGCCCTCGAAGCACCTGAGTCATTCTTGCGTACGTATGTCATGATTTGGTCGATTAGCCGCTCGTCGAAGGTCTTGCCGATACCATTAACAATCTCGCTGGCATACTCGCGCCAACGCTGTGCGTAGTAAATGGCATGGATAATGTCAATTTCTTCGACAACCAAACCTTCCTCGCGCTTACGCGAAGCTGCTAGAAGCACAGCGGCTTTGAGGGTTGATGTTGCAAGACGCTCATGCACTGGGATTAGGTAAGCACGGCCGGTGCTGAATGCCGTTTGCCGCATCTGATCTTCGAAGACGTTGTAGCGTGCCCATGCCTGCTGCGTCATCGTAGCAGCGAATTGAGTCGGCATCGAGCCGACCATTCGACCATCCCGAATAACTGGGGTGGGCTGGGAATAGTGCGCGTACATCTCCATCAGTTCGTTGATCAGGAATTCACGTTCGTCTTGATCTTGGATCGGGGTCGGTGGTCCGGTAGGTCGGATGTTGGCTGGATCTCCATCGGCTGTAATGAAGATAAACCGAGGAATGAATCCGCTCATCACGTGTTCTTCAGTAAGAAGCATTTGAGTTTTCTCTTTAATACCACCTGCAAAGATAATGAAACGAGGGTCCTTCACGTGAATTACTTCTTTGCGGAGCAGTCGCTTGATATCGTCGCCGTCGTACAGCTTGGTTAGTTGTTCACCGAAACCGGCCATATACTCTTTGTGCGCAATTGCGTCGAGCAGGCCGGTGAACTCGTCTTTATGGAAGATTGATGGTTTCCCAGGACGATCCCGCAGACCAACCAGAATACCTTCAGGTGAACCATCAGTGGCCATCTCCGCATCACTGTCAATCTCACGGAGGAGATCAAAAGCGATTCGCATTGCCGTCGACTTTCGAGTGACAGTAGTTCCAGCCAAAATCATGAACCACAGGTTCGGATAGATTCGACTGTGCGAAGTGGGCAGATGGATACTGCCGGACAACAAAGCCGACAGAATAGTGAAGGCTCCAGCCTGGTGATACTGGCGGGGTGCGTCGGTCTTTTTTCCGGCCCACTCCATATAGCGCTCGATGAAAGACGGCCGTGCTTGGACACGACGAGTCTCAGCATCAGTCAGCAGCTCAGGAATTTCGGCATTGGTAGTGGGCGCCAGTTGGAGCTTTTCAATTTGTTTAACGTACAACCGTAGAACGTCCTGCCAGAGTTCAGTTTCTGGCCGACCGTCCCGAGCGTACTTATTACACTTTGCGTCCCTCGCGACAATGAATGTTTCTTCGCGCTTTAGTCCCGCTTCCATACACAAGCTCATCATGTGCCACAGTGGCTCAGACCATGATGGTTGTTCTGGCTCACGATCATACAAAGGATAGAAGATGGTTGGCAGCACTGCTCGGTATCGAGCGATTACTGCGTTGCCATCCTCGGAAGGCAAGTCGGGCAGTTCGTCTTTAGCATCAAGGAACTTCAGTGCAACTACGTTTGGGTAGGCAGCAAAATCACTAATGCGGTAACGTCCAGGTCGAACGCTGATAATGCCGACAACCGGCGCAGTTTCGATGTCGCCGTGTTTGTAGTTTGGTGTGTACGGAATCCGCATCAGGTGCCCGGCATCATGGCACATGTCTGCGCCTTGATCCTTGTGATAATAAGCAATGCGACGATTCACATCTTCAGCTTCTGCCGGATGTACGGGGTGTTCCAATACCCAATACGCTTGGAACCTGCCCGGCGAAGACTGAACGAGAACAGAGGGTTCTACCAACAGCAACCGAGGATCACAAGAATCCAGGTCGCAGTGAATGATGGTAGAGACCTTTGCGTGTTGCTTCTCCCTGCTGTTCTTCCCATCATGGGTGTCATACAGCGCCGTGGAGAAGTAGAAGTGCGCAAGACGCTTGGAGTGCTCCGAGATGGATACCAGCATTTCTTCAAGTTGAGTTGGATACTCAAACCAGAGTTGCTGCATCTTGCGCGTAGTGTGCTCAAGAAACGCTATGCATGCATAGCCGGTAGCTTCAGGGCCGAAAATCAGCTTGAAGAACGTCCGACGTTGTTCCTCGGTACCTTCAACGATTTCCCTGAAAGCGCCTGTAGACAAAGAACGCCTCCCGGAATATAGAAAGCAAAAACCCACCCAAGGAAACCTTGCAATCTTCCCGAGATTAGCGCAGTTTCCTGGGTGGGTTTTTACATTACACGATCAGCACACTTACGGAAGCATGGAGTTCGAGGTGTTCTTAGTTGTCGAGACGTCCATCTTCTTGTATGCGTTCACGTTGAAGCGCTCAGGCAGTTCCTTGCCAGTCTTCTTGTCCGGACCTGCGGGAAGCTTGCGACCAACGATGGTCAGCGTCTTACCCTGGATTTCGTCATTGTCCGGGATCTCGAACTCACCGGGGGTGATTTCGTAGCCGAGTGCCTTCAGGAACTGGGAGAGAGTTGACAGCGTACCAGACTTCTCCGTGCTGAACAGCATGATGTTCGCGAAGACGGAGTTACCGGCGTACTTGTTGCCGTCCTGGACTACAAAGCGGATGCTCCAGTAAGGCTTACCCACGTTTGCGCTGCCGGGCTTCACTTCACGCGTTTCCACGTCCACGATCGCAACCGGGTAAGCTCCGGTTGGAAGTACCTCGCGTGCGGTGGATTCAGCCTCGTCCTGGCTGAAATTAACCTTGAGACCCATGGTGCTCCTCAGTTGTCTTGTTCAAGATTTGCCAGATGTCATTCATGGTAGGTTCTTCCATGGTCATTGGCAATTTGTTCGTCCGGTCCTTGGCGATGGTGGTCTCTGTTTGACTGCACAGCAGAACTCGTTTGTTTTCGCCGTCAATCTCCTTTGCGTACAGATAGACAACAATGTCCAAGAAGCCACTGACTTCGTCGGCAAGCTTCCCAGAAAGCGAAGGCTTTCGCTTCACTGTACCCGTACGTTGGTCTTTGTCTGTTTTTGCGAGTGCGGTGAAGATTGTGTTCATGGGCAAGTCTCGGAAAGCACGAACGAACTTTCGAGTCTGTTCAAGGTTAATGTTCCACTCTCGCAGCCCTGGTACTTCAGCGCTTCGATCATCATATTCCTCAACGAGCTTCCGCATGATGCCGTCCATCGACATCTTTTGGATTTCCGTGAGTGAGTCAATGATGACTGTGGTGAAATCATGCTTGCCGTCGAAGAGTGCATCGTACACGGACTGCATTTCGGCCCAAGACCGAACACGCACAGACTCAATATCCGGGTACAGATCCCGGAGAGTAAGCGTGCCACCTTCAACGTCAATGAACAAAGTTCGGCGCATGTCTGGAACACCGTCGGCCGAACCGGCGAGTCGCGTTTTCCCAATCCCGCTTTCGCCGTAAATCAGCATATTCACTCGTGGAGTGTTTTCACTGACTTTGGCAATTGGAAGTCCAGCGATTTTAAGCAGACTCATCTACCCTCTTAGTTTTGATTTGAGGTGAGAAATATCTTGTGTAGCCGAGTCTAGCCGATCACGACGGATGTCGTCAATGAGACATTTGGGACATCTTGGACATAGATGAAATTGAATTAGTGCAGTTCAGCACTGATGTTCCGAACTAACTCTACAAGATTTATTGCGAAGATCGGCGCGCCACATCTTCATTAAGCCTTCAAGTTCCCATGCCTGTAGGGACGTTCGCGATTGTAGGCGATCTTCTCTTTGATTGCTGTTTCGATATCAATGTTGTAGTAAGCACACAGATCGAGGATACGAATGATGATGTCTGCGAATTCGATTGGGATGCCATCAGGCTTATTGCGGATAACCTTATCGCCGTCCCAATTCTCCTTCCAGTGAATAACGTTGAGTTCGCGGCCTTTGCGCCAATCTTCAAGAACCTCGGAAACTTCCGAATGAATCAGCGCAAGTGATTCGCCGAAGTTCCGATCAGTTTCCCACCAACCGTGTTCAACTGCGATCTCGTGAACTTCCTTGGCAAGCTCATTCAGCATTGTGATCGTCTCCGCAGTGTACTTGACCCAGTGACCATTGACTATACATCCAGCCGCGATCTACCTTACCATGCGCGAACCATGGTGTTGTGTCCTCGCGGAAGACCTTCATCCCGTTGTCGTACTCATGCCATTCTTGAACGAGGGCATCCAGGATGCCCTCGCTATCAAGCAATTGCAAGGCCCCACAGGGGGCACAGCACTTTGGGCAGCAGCCTTCTTTGTCCATCCACAATTCATTCAGCGCGTGATGCGCCAGCATTGCGTATGCGGTTACTCTCTTTGTCACGTTCCCTTGCCTCTGCGTAGGCCAACTCTGCTATTACGACGTTGGCATACATTGAGGTTAGTTCTCGATAGAACTGCTCGTTGCCAACCATCGTTTTACTAACTTCATCTTGATTGGCTCGTTGCGTTGCAGTTTGGTTGAGTGCACCGTGTGTTTGGCGATTGGTTTTGATGTAGGCACGCTTGAATGCTTCAGTGATTTCGTGGCGTCTTTCGGTAACCGCGCTGCGCGTTCGTTCTTCCATCCGTTGGAAGAATCGCATCCAACGGATGGCATGTTCAACGGTGTTAGGCAACGACATCAGAATCGTCCTCGTCAATGAGGTACGGGGCAAGATCTGTCTTACCCATCCAGTTCAACAACTTGACCAGCGAATCCACACTCAATGCCTTGAAGATGTGCTTGTCTGGTTCCTCGAACTGCTTGACGAACATGCTCAGACCTGAGGTAGTAACCCCTGCTCTTATACCTACCTTATGCCAGGCAATGCCCCGCCGCTTGCGATGTATATTAAGATCTTCGTAAAGTCTACGATAGTTGAAGATCTTGGTCATTACGATTCTCCATCGTCATATAGATATTTTCCGACGTCTGTGTCTCCTAAGAAGTCTAACAGTCGAGCCAGCGTCGTTACAGTGATGTCTGAAATTTTTCCGGTAAGTAGATTGTATAGGGTGCTAGTGTGCAGACCCATACGTCGAGCTGCCCGTAACATGCTAATTTTGCGTCGTTTCCTGGCTTTCTCAACGTCAGCCATCAAGAGTTGACTGTTAAATCTTATAGTCATTGATGTTTAGTCCCTGGCTTTGGTGGGTAAGGTGACCTGTACCGAGTTTAGGAGGAGTCATGACTAATCCGCAACGTGCGGAAGACGACAAGGTTCTGGTCAATCCTGCAACAGGAATGCCAGAAACCCGTGAAGAGCGGGATCGTCGCGAAGAGCAGTTGAAGAATGCCGCTGAGGCGGAAAAGAACAA